ATGCTGAAAACCTGCTCACAGCACGAACTGGTCGAGGCCGGTTGCGACGAAGCCGGGCGGGGGCCGCTGGCAGGACCGGTGGCCGCCGCCGCGGTTATCCTGCCGCCGGAATGGAACCATCCGCTGCTGAACGACTCGAAACAGATGAGCGAGAAAAACCGCTACTTGTTACGGGACGTTATCGAACGGGAAGCCGTAGCCTGGGCCGTAGAGATGGTTTTTCCGGAAGAAATCGACCGGATCAACATCCTGAACGCTTCGTTCGCGGCGATGTCCCGCGCCGTCGAACGACTATCGGTGAAACCACAGTTGCTGCTGATCGACGGAAACCGGTTCCGGACAACGCTGGATATTCCGTACCGCTGCATCGTCAAAGGCGACGCGACGTATGCGTCCATCGCTGCGGCCTCGGTGCTGGCCAAAACCTACCGCGACGACTACATGATGCGGATCGCCGAGGAATATCCGGTATACAACTGGCAGAAAAACAAAGGATATCCGACCCGGGAACACAGGGAAGCGGTCATGCGATACGGTCTGTCGCCATACCACCGCATGTCGTTCAACCACGAATTCGAACAGTTGCGACTGTTCGAGCGACCGGCCGAAAACCAAAAACGAACAACGATAAAATGTGAAACGACTATCGAAAAATTCAAAAATTGATCTTTTTGCCGATTTTTTTATTTCAATAATTAATTTCTTCACACAGAATAAAAGTAACTGGTTAAACGCATCTTACATATCAAATAAAAAACCGGAGCCTCTCTAAAATTCCTGTTTTTTTGAAAAAAACGCCGTCTCTCTCTTGACAAAGGGGGAGGCGGCGTTCTATATTTGTACAGCGACGGCCCGGACCGGGCACTTTTCCGGACGGAAACGGCGAACGCGCCGGTCGGAGGAACGGAGAACGAAACGCCGCTCGCTTATTCCATATTCTATCGAATTATTTATTAACATTTCGGGGAGTTATCGATTGCAATTCGGAACATTTCGTTTCAGGTTATGAACACTCTTCACCGGTTCTGTCCCGCACGGTCTGTCGATAACCCGAATCAAAACCATCAGAAACCCATGTCGCAAGCAGTCCGAACAACCGGATCGGAAGCCGGAATCAGCCAACCGATCGAATCGCAACCTATTAAAAACAAAACCGATACAGATTCATATCGACTGATGACCGAAGCAATCGGCTCTATCCGGCAGGCGGAAGAAGCCGTCGAACGGCTGGCCCGTTTCCGGATGCAACAGAAAATGTCGAACAACCGTGCAAAAAGCGTTGTCCGGGAGTTGAAAGAGCTGGAAAAAGTGCTGTCGTTGTATATCAGCTAACCGTCTATTAACAGATTATACACACTAAAAACGGAGTTATCGACACATGACCACCGTAACGATCGACAATCGGAGCTATCCGTGCCCTTCCGCATGGAACGAAATCGGCTGGGAACAGTTTTTTACGCTGGCGGAATATGCCGGGCAGACGGTCGGCACTTCTGCAACGGAACGGAAAGCGGAGCGGGTACTGGAGCGCATTTGCGGAGTGGATCCGGGAACCGTTCGGAAGATCGACGGCCGGCAGCGAAAACAGTTCGCCGACTGCCTGGGCGAACGTTTTTTCGGGTTTCCGCCGCCATTTCCGGAGAATCCGGACGGAAACGACAGTACGGACGGTTTCGATTGGAACGGAATACGGATGCTGTTTCCCGCTCCGGCAGTCGATCCCGACGGCAGCGTCGTACCGCTAGCGCATACGACGGCCGTCGAACTGTGCGAAGCGACCGACCTGTACCTGTGCGACAAATGGCGGTACGCCCCGCTCATCGTCGCGATACTCTGCCGTCCCGAAGGTGAACCCTACCGGGAACAGACATGCCGGCATCGGGCCTGGAGCATGAAAAAACTGCCGATGGACATCGTTCTGCGCCTTTACGACATGCTCCGGCAAGCACACCGCTACCTGAAACGCAATTACCCGCTCTGCTACGAAACTCCCCGGACGAACGGGGAAAAGACCGGACGCGAAGGACCGACCTGGAACGAGCTGCTGCTGTGGGCGGGACATTTCCGGATCGACGAGATCGAGCCGGTACGCCGAATGAATTGCCACGATTTTATGGATCTCGTGCAGAGCCGCATTAAAATGAACGGATAAACGGCTCTTTTCCGGACGATTTCGATGAAAAAACATCCTGTAAAACAAACTCAAAATGCCCAGAAATCAACTTTCGGCCCTGATCCGAAAAACCGCCGAGAAACTCGGCTATCACTTTTACGAAGGCTTCGAGTACCGCATGAACGAATGCGCGCTGAAATTTCCGGCCGTATGGCTGTCGCCGCCGAAAACGAGCCGTGTCGAAGGAAGGCGGGAACGGAAGATTACCTACCGCGTCGTACTGCAGCTGATGCAATGCAACCGCAAATTCGACGAATCCGCAAAAAATAGGGTATGGGACGGGCTGGAACGGGATGCCCTACGGCTCACCGACCGGCTGACCCCGCAGCAAAACGTCTTTTGCACGGAAAACATCTCGATGGCTCCGGCCGAATTCACGCTGACCCGACAGGGAGAACTATCGCTGCGGGTGGAATTCGACGTCCGCACGGACGATTGTCAAACCTCAACCGACGAATCCCTATGAAAATCACCAAAATCCCCGCGCCGTACTCCCCGGCTTACCGGGACGCGCTGTTCCGGATTTCGGCAACGGCCGACGAAATCGTGGAGCTCGACATTTTCGACCACGCAGGTACCGGAATCATCGGCAGAAAAAGGCTTTACGGGTCGACCGTATACGACGTGAACGTAGCCGGCTACGCACAGGGGCAGTTCGAAGTGGCCCCGCTGCGAACCGTGCAATGCACGTTCGTCGCCCCGCCGAAACGGATCGTGAACCTGACGGTCGGATCGGGCAGCACGCGCAGCACGACCCGGCTGAACGCGGGGATACGAACGATCTATTCCTACGAAAAACTATCGGCGTCGCCGGAAACCCGGACGATCGGGCCGGAAGAGAGCGACGAAATCGCCGTCATCGCGGAAGGCGGAACGCTGAAAGCGGTCGCGGTCGTTGCGGGCACTCCGGCGACGCCGGTCACGCTGGCTACGAAAAACGATGCCGACGGGTTGCACGTATTCGGGTTGAAAATGGCGGACATGCGGGCGAAACTCAGGACTGCCGGACTGAGAGAACCGACCGAAGGAGAAATCGTAACGGTCCGCATCCTGGACGGCGAGGACGAAGAGATGGTCTGCCAGCGGTACCGGGTAGCGCCGACCGGCGAACAGAACGTCCGAATATGCTGGTGGAACGGATACGGCCAGATCGACTACCATACGATGCGGTGCGTCCTGAGCAACGGATACGACATCCGCAAAGAGCGCGTATACACGGCCGACGGCTACCGCACGACCGGTTGTAGCCGGGAAAACAGGCTATCGCTGGCCTCCGATTTCGTCAACCGCGAAACGATGGAATGGCTGAGCGGAATCGCCGTAGCGCCCGGAGTGTGGATGGAGCAGAACTATGCGTTCGTCCCGCTGGACGTCCTGACCGAAACGGTAACGACCGTGTCCGAAACGCTCTCGCAACTGCAATTGACCGTCCGCAAAAGCGCCCGGGAAATCTACCAACACCAGTAAACCATGATGAAACTGTTTATCGACGGCAAACAGGCCGATACCGACCAGACGACCGCCGTGTCGATTTCGCTCGGAATCGCCTCGATCACCAAAATCGAAACCGGAAGGACGGGATACTCGAAAACGATCCGCGTGCCGATGACCGCACGCAACCGACTGCTGTTCGGCAACCCGGAAGAGATACACGCGGCCGAGCAGTTCAACCAGCAGCCGCATACGGCACGCATCGAAGCGGACGGCTGCACGGTACTCGAAGGCTCCCCGATGATGACCCGGTGCGAAAGTACGCCGGCAGGAGAGGGATGGTACCGAATCAACATCATCGGGGCCGGCAAAGAGTGGGTGCAAAAAGCGGCGGCGGAGATGTTCAATGAAATCGGGATCGCTTTTGAACATACGATCACGGCGGACATGATCAAACAAAGCTGGACATGGGACGAACCGGTACGTTTTTTCCCCGTGCAGCGCGATCGGTTCGCCGTAGCATCCGACACCGTTCAGCAGGGCGTTCGGATGCTGACCTTTACGGACTACCATCCGTTCTTGAACGTACGGGCGCTGGTCGATGCGATCGCGGCCGCAGGAGGCTATACGGTCGCGTCGACGTTCATGGACAGCGCGTTTTTCCGGGCGCTGTACATCAGCGGGCGCTATCCGGAAAAAGAAATCGAACCGCTGGCCGAACGGATGGGATTCCTCGCCGGACGGTTCGCCGATGCAACGGCCGTAGCGGACCGGTTCGGCAGGGTTTACGCCGATCCGCTGACTACGATCTCGTCGGTCGGGAACATCGTCGACACGGCCGATCCGGACGACATCTCCGACGGAGTTTCCGTGGCGGGCGTCTACAACCGCAACGGCTGCTTCCGGAAAGACGGGCAGCGGGCGGCTTATTACCCGACGGAGAGCGTAGCCGTAGGATTCGAATACCGGCTCCGTTACCGTTCGGACTACCGGATCGCCAGCCGGACGGCCCTGAAATGCTTCGACCGAGTCTACCTCGACGACGACATCGAACACCGCTACCAGGTGACCAACCGCAACGAAGACCGGCGAGAAACGTATCGCGACGGATGGAGCTACCGGCTGATCGTCTTCGACCACGCCGAAACGAACACATACCGGTTTACCCACGAACTCGCAACGGACGGAACGACCTCCATCGTGAAAACCTTTTCGTCGCGGAGCACCCTGATCGAACCGCAAACCGGACAAACGATATCCAATCCCCGGTTATGGATCCAGTCGGGCGGCACCTACCTGCCGTTCACCGGGGACTGGGCGCTGTACGACGGCTATGTCGCCGAAACCGGACAAATCGACATCGAACTGACGGTCAGAAGTTCGGCAGCGACGGCATCTCCGTCGAACCCCCGCTATTTCCACCGGTTCCATTTCGGCGGAGCGGACGAAGGCATGGAGCTGACACTCGGCCGGGAGACGACACTCAGGCCCGTTTTCATGCCGCATCCGTGCGAAGGAACGACCATCGGATTTGCCGACGTCGCGGCGCACGAGATCCGGCAGATCGCGCTGATCAATGCATTGAAACAGTTGTTCAATCTCTATTTCTACTCCGACACGCTGACCAGGACGCTCTATGTGGAACCGCGCGAAACATTCTACCGGAACGACGTCGTCGTGGATTGGAGCGAAAAAATCGACCGCAGCCGGCCCGTCGCGGTCGAAGAACCCGGCGCAGACCTGGCGCAGCGCTTCACGCTGCGTTACCAGCCAGGAGACGGCAGCGCAGCCCGGTGGGACGAGTCCCACAAAGAGATCCTGGGACGCTGGAGCGCGCCGATCCTGAACCGGTTCGCCAAAGAAGGTGAACAAATTTACAGCAACCCGATCTTCACGCCGACCCTGAACAAAACCGGCGAGTATCCCGATGCGCCAGAAGCTTCGCTCGTCCAGGTCGGCGACCGCGACCGCAGCGGTAACACGGAAGAAAATGAAAACCTAAATTTCCCACCGAAAATCGTCCGGTACTACGGTATGACCGCGCTGGACGGACATCCGTGGGGATGGCCGTCGTACGACAGCCAGTACCCCAAAATCGCGTTCCACGATCCGCAGGGGGAACAGCCGTTCACACTCTGTTTCGAAGACCGGGACGGAGCGGACGGATTGCACCGATATTACGACAAAACGGTGGAGCTATACAACCGGGGACGGAGAATCACGCTATACCTGTATCTGAAGCCGGAGGACATCGAACCGCTGATCGTTCCGAATACGCTGTGTCACGATTTCAGAGCCCTGTTCCGGCTGACGATCGCCGGGGAAACACTGCTATGCCGGCTCGAAGAGATCTGCGACTACAATCCCGCCGGAGGACAATCTACGAAATGCATTTTTCTAAAAAACGTATAATCCATGAACACAGAACCCTATCGAATCTTCTGGGACGACGAGCTGTGGCTCGCCCGGCGGCTGCGGGAAGCGTCGGCAGATCCGGCCGGCGAAGACCGACGGCAAACGGCGTCCGGAAAAAAAGACGGCGGCATCTCGCGGATAACGGACGGAAAATCTCCGAACGGGGAAAGCCGCGTTCCGCAGCCGTTCGCCGGAACGGAAATTCCCGGTGAAAAGCGACTCCCGGCAGCGACTTCCCGCCAAACCGAGCCCGAAACGGAAACGGCTTTCAACCCCGCAGGTCCCGAAACGAAGCATTCCGGATACGGGCAGGCGACGGCGGCTTACGCACCTGCGACCGAACCGTTTCCGGCAATCCAGAAACCGATCGATCCGACCCGTCGGCAAAACGGGTCGGGATACGGATCGCAAAACGAAACGTCACCGTACCCGCAACGAAGCGGGAACGACGATGAGCGCGGTTCCTCCCGGCTGTCGGAAGAGTCGCGCCGCGCAATCCGCGAAACCGTAAACGAACGGTTGTCGGAATTGAGGGTGTACGTGCTCGAATCGGACATCACCGAAGCGCAGCAGGCCGTTAAAAGCGTCGTGGAACAAGCATCTTTCTGAAAGCCATAAATCCGAAAATATGACACGTTACGAAAAAGAACTGATCCGCATGATCGGCATGCGGTTCGGAGAGCTCACTCCGCAACAATTGGTCGAGAAACTGACCAGAATCGGCGTGATCGACATCACGCTGTGCAAAGTACTGACGATCCGGGAATTCGTCGCCGCACTGCAAAAGAACGGGATGAAAAAGATCGACGCGATGTGGATGGCGTCCGAACAATTCGCCTGCACCTACGAATACGTGCGCAAATGCATGTACTACTATACCGACGTAAACCTGTAACGAAAAGTCGGTTTTCGTAGAAAAAATTTCCGTAACGAACCGCGTACCTTCGCAGCACCATACAAACCACCAAACAATCAACCATGACAACGATCCGAGAACAATGGAACGCCCTACTGGGCAGGCTCGGCCTCGCTCCCGACACGGAGAACGGGGTGAGCGACAAACAACTGGAAACGCTGAACAAAGCGTTGGCGGGACCAGCCGACACGCCGGCCGAAGAGACGGCCGCCGGACAAACGGTAACGGCGACCCGAACGCTTCCGCACGAAGACCCATCCCCGACGGAAACGCCCCGTTCGGCCAACCAGGCGGCCTACGACAGCGATCTACGCAATTTCAGACGATAAGGCCGGACTGCGTAAAGTAACACTTACTTTATAAAAGAACACTAAAACATTTTTGTAAACTATAAAAATTATGGCAAAAATCGAAAACCCTAAAAACTACACCGGACGCGACCTCGAAACGATCTTTTTTCGGCCGATGCTGAGCGGGCCGGACGCCGTCGACCTGGGCATCAAAATCCTGTACAACACCCCCGTTCCGACAACGCTCCAATTCTGGAAACGGGCGGGGGACATCCTGCAAAAATACACGGCGAGCGGCTGGAACGGAGGAGAAAGCGCAACCAAATTTCAAAAGCAGATCCAACTGTCTAAAGTAAAGGCGGAAGTCGGATACTCGGCCGACGACTACTTCAACATGGTTTACGAAACGATTGCCGGACGCAGCGACGTCAACCTGGACGACCTGTCCGGGACGGAACTGGAAGCCGCCGAAACGTCCCTGTTCCGGGAAGCCGTCGCGGAAAGCATCCGTGCGACGATGTGGCTCGGGGACACCGAACGCAACGGGCAGTTGGCAACCTTCGACGGATTCGTCAAACGCCTGCTCGCGGACAGCGGGCCCGGTGAAAACGACGTACCCTGCTTCTACCTGCCGGAAAATTTTGCCGGCAACAGCGAAACCGACGCTGCCGAAAAAGTGTTCAAGAAGCTGTGGGAAGATGCGCCGGAAGTTCTGAAAGCGTTCAAACCGCAAGGCAATCTGGTTTATCTGGTAACGTCGGATATCTATGCCAGATACGAGGAAGAACTCGATAACGTGGTACTCGAATCGGCTTATCTCGCCAAGCAAAACGGACGCGAAGCGCTCTCATACCGAGGGATACCGGTAATCGACATCCAAGTAACGCCTTACCTGAAAATGTGCGGGGACATGCCGCAGACGTTCGCGCTGCTCACCGACCGTAGAAATCTGGCGATCGCGGTCAACACGGCCGACTTCCCGGGAACCGAAATCCGAATGTGGTACAATCCCGATCAGATGGAAAACCGACAACGGGCCATCTTTATGGCCGGATGCGACTACCTGCTCCCCGAAATGGTTTCGATGGCGGTCGGAGGCATCTCCGCGACACTGTCCTCGGACGGCATCGACGCTTCGGGCGGAGCGGTCAGCATCACCGTAAAAGGATACCGCGCCGTGAACAGCCTAACGGCGCAGGGACTCGCAAACGACGACAGCCCGGTAGGAGAAGCCGTCCCGCTGACCGGGGAACAGGGCGTTTTCGGCGGAACGCTGACCGGAAGCGGTATTGTCAAAATCCGCTGCACCGTCACCTACCTCAACGGGGAGAGCGGAGAATTCATCATCCAGTAATCAACCGATAAAACAGACCGATTATGTCATTGTCAAATTACGCCCGATCCAGAAGCCGACGAAACGGAGGGATCCGCCTGATCGGACTGGTCGAACAGAGCGACGTGGCCGAAGTGACCTACGCGAGCGCGGAGAAAGGATACTCCGCGATCCGGCTCGACGAAGACTGTTATTTTTCGAAATACGAATTCCGGGAAGATGAAGCCGAATATCGGGAGACCGTTTCGGTCGTCAACGGGGCGCAGGTCGTCACCCACGAGCTGATCTTCACGCTCGATAAGATGGGCAACGACAGCTCCCCGGCGATCACCTCGATCGCCGACGCCGCACGCAACGGGCTGATCGCCCTGCTGACGACTCCGAACGGGGATTCGTTCTTGGTGGGCTACTCCGTCGAGTTCGAAAAAGAACGGCCGCTGAGACTCGTTTCGGCCAACGGAACGACCGGAAAACAGCTTGCCGAAGGAACGAACGAAGTCATCACGCTGCGCAGCCAAGACGTTTCGAAAGCCAAACCGTTCTTCGGGGATATGGAAACGCTGTTCTCCGCAGCCGGATAGCAATCGAAACCAACGGGAAACGGGAACCGGCAACGAACGCTCTCCTGTTTCCCGTTGAGAAAAACTCATTCCGATGAAAACGAAAAATACATCCAGAAACCTGTATGTGCGCGGGAATACGGTCAATCCGTTCGCAGCGGCCGGCCCCGACAAGGCGGGAAACGAACGTTACTGGCGATGGGGATCGGACAACCTGTTCCCGAATGCCCTGGCGCTGATGTCGCGCCGGTCGCCCACACACCGGAGAATCATCAACGACAAAGCGGATTACATCTCGGGCAAAGGATTCACCTGCGATCCGGAACGCCGAACGCTGGCGGCCATCGCGGAACGGGCGAACGGGGCCGGAGAATCGCTGCGCGTGATCCTCAATAAACTGGCATTCGACAAATCGCTGTTCGGAAACGCATTTCTCGAAATAGCGACCGACCCGGACGAAACATCCCTGTCGCTGTTCCACCAGGACGCCTCGCGGTGCCGGGTCGCACGGGACGGAACGCACATCTTGCTGCACCACGACTGGACCGCATTCACATTGCAGCAGGCCAAATCGCTGCCGCTCTACCCGGTATTCGAACCGGCCCCGGACGGGACGCTGCGGTCGATCGTTCATTATAAAGACTACGAACCGATGTTCGAACATTACGGACTGCCGGCCTACATCGCCGGACTGAACGTATCGGCGATCGCCTACAAGACCGACCAATGGAACATCAGCCGGTTGGACAACTCGTTCCAACTGTCGGGTATCATGGTGCTGGACGGAGACGTGGATAACGAACAGGACGCTTACGACATCATCTCGGCCGCAGAAAAACGATTCGCCGGAAAACCGGGACAGGTGATGTTCATGGTCAAAAACACCGAAGAGACGGACAACTCGAAATTCGTACCCATCGCCTCGGCCAACGAGGGAGACTGGAAACTGCTGCACGACCAGGCTACGTCGGACATCGTGGTCGCACATTCGTGGTTCCGGTCGCTGAGCGGACTGGACTATACGACCGGATTCAACGCCGAACGCATCCTGCACGAATATGAAATCGCCCTGAACACGCTGATTCTCGGAGAACAGCAGGAACTGCTGGAACCGATCCGGACGGTCATCGAACGCTGTCTGCACTGCGAGGCATCGTCGTTGCAAGTCATCAACCGCCCTCCCACCCGATCGAAACCGCTGTACATGAAAGTGTGGGAAGCCCGCAAAAACGACGGGCTGAGCTACGACCCGGACGATCCGGAACAGAACCTCTACCTGGCGCAGATCACCAAATACGCGCTCCGCAACATCGACTAAACACGCAAAGACATGACCGACTTACTGATTACCGCCGCCGAAGTGCTGGAAACGGCCTTCCCGTCGAACGAATACGTTCCGGAAGGGATGATCGTCCCGGCCCGAATCGAAACGGCGCAACTGGGATTCCTGCGCCCGGTATTCGGCAAACTGTACGACAAACTGGGCGAAGAACCGTACGCGGCTTTTTGCCGGACATATATAAAGCCCGCGCTGGCTTACTACGTACGCTACCTGATGGTAGACGAACAGTGCGCCGCGATCGGTGCGGCCGGCATCCGGCAGAACAAATCCGCCTACACGGAAGCCGTCCCGGACAGCCGGCTGCACCGGCTGCGCAGGCAGGCGCGCAACGATGCCGACACGCTGCTGGACAAGGCGATCGACTACGTGGAAAACAATCCGGCGATGTTCCCGGAATACGACCCGAAAGAAAATATCCGCCGCCGGGTCTTGATAAAAGGCGGATTCATTCTGTAAAAACGCCTCGTATGAAACAAATGATCGGAACGATCTCTTCGGTCGCGGCCCTGTTCGCGCCGGTGCAACCGCTGGTATGCTGCGCGCTGGCATTCGTATGCGTCGATTTCGCAACGGGCGTCGCGGCGAGCTACAAACGCGCCGGACGCATGAAACGCCCGTGGGCCTTCGAAAGCGACAAGGCATGGAGAACCGTCTACAAGCTGGTCTTCGTCACGGTAGGCATCGCTATGACGTGGCTGATCGACACCTGCATCCTCCCGTTCGCAGGGCTGCGCCTGGCCAACCTGTTCACAGGATTCGTCTGCGGCGTGGAGCTGTGGAGCTACCTGGAGAATGCAGCCGAAATATCGGAACACCCGCTGTTCCGGAAACTAAAAAAATACATGAAACAGGAAATCGACCGAAAACTCGAAAAAGATTCGCTATGATCTACGAAAACAAAGTCCCGCCGGCATTCGCCGGTAAAGTAAAACAAATCGCGGCCCGACTCGGCGTCAACCCGGATCACCTGATGGCGATCATGTGGAGCGAAAGCCGCCTCGATCCCTCGGCGCGGAATCCGCGCGGCGGGGCCGTCGGGTTGATCCAGTTCATGCCGGCTACGGCGGAAGGACTCGGAACGACCGCAGAAAAACTATTGAAAATGACCGGGGAAGAACAGCTCGATTACGTCGAACTGTTTTTCAGGCCCTATGCTGCACACTGCCGGACGTTCGCAGACCTCTATCTGGCTTGTTTTTTCCCGGCCGCCATCGGCAAACCGGACGGGTACGTCCTACAGACCCGGCGGCTGCCGGCCCGTGTGATCGCCCGGCAGAACCCGATTTTCGACACTGACGGAGACGATAAGATCACCGTCGGCGAATTCCGAGCAAAACTGAAATCGCTGATTCCCGATGCGCTGCATCCGTACCTTTTTTAAATGCGGTCTGCCGGTACTGCTGACGGCGACGGTCGCAGGGAGCGGCTGCAGGACAAGCAGGAACCTGCAATCGCACGACCGGCAGTCGCTGCGCGACACGACGGCGACCGTCCGATCGGAAAAAGACAAGGTTGCGGAACAACTGACCGACGACTGGGAAAACTGGGAGATCGTCCGTACCGAATACGTTTTGAAAGGCCGCGACACCGTCCCCGATACGATGCGACGGATACCGGCGGGAATCAAACGGGTCACCCGCGTACGAGGTATCAGACACAGCACCTCGGTCAATAAAAAAGAAGAACAGGAAAAAACGGCGCAATCCGTACGACTCCGCCGGACGGAATCGCAAACGGAGACTGCGAAAACCGTAAAAAAATCCTCCGCCGGACGAATTGCACTGTATGCGATCGGGCTGGTCGCACTGTGGCTGGCGCTCCGTTCGATCGGAAAACGGTTATTGTAAAACTGGATCGAAATTCTAAAGCAAGCGATTCTCGGCAAAATACCGCCAAAGCGGAGCCGCATGCAACGCTTGTTTGACCCAGTCGGTCAACAGCAGATCACGGACCTCGTCCTGTGAAAGCAAGTGCACGGTCAGGTCTTCGGTCGCTTCGAGATGCTGCTCCGAAACGGGTTCGACATCCTCGGCGACAAAACAATGGGTCAGGTTGGTATGCGTAGACGGATTGGCCGAAACGGTCATCAGCTCGCGCCACGTTCCACGGCCGTAACCGGTCTCCTCAAGCAACTCCCGTCGGGCGGCGGCGAGCGGCGAGGCATCCTCCGGATCGCAAACCCCGGCACACAGTTCCATCAAGGCGCACCCTAGACCGTGCCGGTACTGACGAATGAAAACGAACTTCCGATCGCGGGTAATCGCAATCGTATTCACCCATTCCGGATATTCGAGAACGTAGTATTCGGGAACCGGATTCCCGTTAGGCAGCACGATGGATTCCCTGCGCACCGTAAGCCACGGACGGTTGAAAAGATACTCGCTCTGCAATACTTTCACTTTTTTCTCTTCGGACAT